GTTCCAGAAGCCCCAGTAACGATTGATAATTTTGAAGCGCGAATCCAATTGACGTGCTCTCCGAATAATTTATAGATCTTTCCGCAAAACGTGAATCCATAGTCTGAAATATGAGTTTTGCTCTTGTTCAATGTAAAACCGACATTATTGCATCTCTGTACATAGAGATCCCAATCTTTACCAGTTGCAAAGGTAGCCATATCGTCTCCATACACTACAGTGCGTCTTATTCCATGAAGAGACATGGCCTCGACACAGTATAAGTGTACTAAGCAGAGTATAGCGAAGCTAAGTGGCAATCCCAATAGTGTTCCATTTATGTTTTGTCCGAGTAGACATTCTTTGTCATCGTACAAATCCATTGGCCTCACTGTTCGCATTGCCCGCTCCTTTTGTTGTACAGTCCAATTGAGTGCTTCGGCTATGCCATCCACAACTGCATACACAACTTCTTTCTTTAATGTGTCCGTAGATTGGTTCATATCGGTAGAGTAAAACCGACGTTGTACATTTCTCGTTTTGTCGTCTGATAACCTTTTAGCGCAATAAGTATGATCATCTGTATAAGCTCCTTTTAATGCAGGATGTCTCTTTAATATAGATATGACTTGGTCACCTAATGGTTGAGCGAGGCTCACCGTCCCAATATCGGCTACGTTGGCAACACGATACTTACCACCTTTCTCTGGTATAGCGCAGATCCTACTCTTGGGTTTTCCAACAGTTTGTTGATCTATAAGTCGCGACCACATCTCTTCTTCACTAAGGTCTTTGAAGAATCGATAGAGGGGGTGTAGTTTGTTGTCCTCAAAGTCAATTGACCCGATATTAATACAAGGTTTCTTGCAAGAAAATTTGCATACGTGCCTTGGAGCTTGCTTAACATAGGTTTGCATCTTGTCATACAATAACTTATATGAACCCCCCTTTTGGCGGGAGTTTTCGATACATGAAGCTTCTGTCAAGTAGGTATGTTTCATTATAGGGACATTCAGTTTAACCTTTTCATTCTTTTCGGTCTTGAATGATTTGTTGTTGAGCTGTTTCAGTGTCATACAGACAAATTTGGTTAACTCTTTGATATTAACAGTACCTTCATCGAGTTCCGTGCGCGTCCTAGAAAGATTGATATGATAATCTAATTGTTGAATTGTATAATTATTCTTAACGGTTTCTTCAAACACCGTGGTTATATGCTTTTCGAGACCTAATTTGTAAGTATTATAATTCTTAAGGTCAGCAAGATACGCTTCTTTACGTAAGAGTCCGTTTGTGTAACGACTCCATCCACCATCTTTGTAGTTTGTGTTTCCAAGAATCTCTGACATATTGATTCCTGATGTACATAATCTATGAAGAAAGTGACCATCACTATAGTGATTGGCTGGATGTTGGCTGTAATAACGGCCACGTATTTCTGCGCGGATCTTGTTGACCAATCTCGATCGCTTTTCACGAAGTTTGACTGTTCTATCAGTATCCTTGTAGATGGTTTGTTTTGGTCTTGGTTTAGTCCAAGCTTTTACGGCCTTTTGAACAGCACGATTAGCGGCCTTTGGATTTGTAATCGGCGGAATAGATCTTGCAAAAGTCGCAAGCAGACCTAACTGTCTTGTAGAGTGTAGGATACCCCTATGAATGCCAGTATAGTACTGCATCCATAGCGTTGGTAACGTATCACCCAAGATAGATTTCTCTGCGTCGAACGACAGTTGTTTAGCCCATTGAACAACACCTGACAGACCTCTAAATGTCACTTGTAAGACAAAGTCCCTGACAAATCGCCATAGACCAATAGTCCTCTTATCATCATTCCATCTGTGAGACCTAATAACGAAACTGTAGGAAGTTATTAAACATGAAAATACTTTATCGATGACTTTAAGTTCTTTAACCTGCTTTTTAGCACCCGATCTCCTCTTAATCGCCAGCAGAGACAAAGCTTCTCTAAGTGAGTTTCTTTCGATTTTCGAATTTGAAAGAAAACTCGTGGCGGCACATAAATTCTTAGGAATTCCAATAGTTCTAATCCGTTTGAAATTTGAACGGGATTCCTTATCGCCATCACCAACAGCTCTTTTAATATTATTTGGTTGACCAGTAAAACCAGTCTTGAGCGGTGATGTGGACCTTGTAGCGCGCGTACTGCGTGGACTACGGCGATGTGCTTCTGTG